GACGGAAGCTCGTCGCCCGCGCCGGATAACACTTCGGGGCAGCCAGCGACCCCCGACGCATCTTCGCGCGCAGCGGAGCCTTCGGCCCCTACCGACGCCGCGCCCGACGCGAACGCCGACGATCAAGGCGATCAACGCCCCGATCGCCCGCGACGCAATCGGGATAATCGGATAGATCAACTGACGACGGGAATGCGCGAAGCACAGCGCAACCTAGAGCGCGTCCAAGCGCAAAACGATTTGCTTGTAAAGGCGGTGCTTGAAGGTCGCATCGCTCCGCAGCAAGCCGCAGAGCGCGCGGGCGTTACGGGCGATCTTGTTCCCCCTGACGAGTCGAAATACACCGATTGGCGTGCATACAACCGCGATCTGGCGAAGTATGAAGCTCGCATGGAGGTACGGGAACAGCTCACACGCGCAGCGCAGCAACAGCGCCAGCGATGGGAGCAGGGACAGACGCAACACGCGGCGACGCAGCGCGCAGCGGCAACCGAGCAATTGCACGGCGTTTTGAGCGTGCAGATGCAGGAAGCCGCAGCGCGATATCCCGATTATGTCGACGTTATCAGCGAAGGCGGCGGCGATGAACTGCCCGTCAACGTCGAAGCGGCGATGGCGGTAACGGGATTCGGCGGCGACATTGCGTACTACCTTTCGAAACACCCGCAAGTCGTGCGGCAGCTAGCACGATTGCCCGACGTTGCATTAGGCAATCAGATGGCAGTCATTGCCAACTATATGCGCACGAACGCCGTCGCTATCTCAAACGCGCCGGCACCCGGGCGACCGGGCGGAAGTCGTGGCTCTGCACCCGCAGGATATCCCGAGAATGCAACACCCGAGCAGCATCTTGCTTGGAAAAAGCGCTCGGAAGCCGCGCAAGGCAAAGGAAGGTAAAACGCTGTGGCTAATCAAATCCTAACGCCGGTAATGATAACGAACGAAGCCGTTATCGTGCTGGAGAATCAGTGTAACGGCGTCCGCTTTTTCGACTCGTCCTACAGCGATGAATTCGCGAAAGACGGCGCGAAAATCGGCGCAGTGCTGAACGTGCGCAAGCCCGCTCGGTACAAGGGGCGTCAAGGTGCGACGCTCGCTGTCGAAGATCAAACGGAAACGATGGTCCCGCTCGTGCTGACGACGCAATTCGGCGTCGACGTGCAATTCACGTCGCAGGACTTGACGCTTTCGTTGCAGGACTTTTCGAAACGCGTGCTGATGCCGCAAATGGCAGTGATTCGCAATCGTGTCGACTTCGATTGCTGCCTGCAAGCGCAGAACACGCCGAACGTCGTCGGCATTCCTGGCACGCCGCCCGCGACGTTGAACGCGCTGTTGTCGGTCAAGCAAAAGCTGTTGGAAATGGGCGCGCCCGACGATGGGCAGCTCTATCAACTGCTCGGGCCGGCTGCAAACACGTCGCTGATCGGCGGGCTGTCGACGCTGTTCAACGCGCAGACGCGTCTTGCGGAGCAGTACGAAAGCGGCATCATCGCCGATGCGGCGGGGCTGAAAATCGCCCTGGATCAAAACACGATGACGCAAGTTGTCGGCCCGCTCGGCGGCTCGCCGGTTATCAACGGCGCGGGGCAAGGGCAATCGTCGGGTTGGGCGTACTCGCAAAATCTGCTCGTGAACGGCTGGACGGCGGCAGCGGCGCCACGGCTGAATGCGGGCGACGTGTTCACGATCGTAGGCGTGTTTGCGGTCAACCCGCAAAACCGTCAGAGCACGGGCGCGTTGCAGCAATTCGTCGTGCAGGCGAACGTGTCGAGCGATGGTACGGGCGCGTCGGTTATCCCGATCGTTCCCGCGATCATCTTCGGCGGGCAATTCCAGAACGTGACGAACAGCCCGACTTCGGGCAACGCGATCACGGTATCGGGAGCTGCAAACGCGAATCTGCCGCAAAATCTCGCGTTTCACAAGTCGGCATTCACGATCGCGTTTGCCGATCTGATTCTGCCGAAGGGCGTCGATATGGCGGAGCGGAAGGTGTACAAGAAGATCAGCCTTCGCGTGATTCGCGCATACGATATCAACAACGACAGATTCCCGTCGCGGACTGATGTGCTGTACGGCATCAAGGCGGTTTATCCCGAGCTTGGCGTTCGACTCACAAACTGATCGGGGCGCGTGTTTCATGGTCTTGCCCGGGGAGCGATCCCCGGGATTTTTCGGAGAAAAATCGTGGGCCTGGAAAGTTTGTCGAAAATGTCGGACGAGGAATACAAGCGGCTGTCGCCGCAAGACCTGATGGCGTACAACCGTCAGATGCCCGAAACGGATTACAGCAAACCCTACCTTCACAAAGCGTATCCGAAGGCGAAGTATCAGCTCCGCGAGCTGCCCGGCGGCGTGCGTCGTCTCGTCTCCGTCGAAGTGGCGAGCGCCGAAGCCGAAGCGAAGCTCGTCGGCGATTGGCGCGACAATCCTACGGCATGGGGAATTGTCACGCATCCCGAATCCGATCCGGTTGCGCGCGAGACGGGCTATTCGTTCGACGTGAACGATCCGATCGCGCCGCAAGTCGCGCACACGCCGCAGCCTGACGGCGTTCCGCCGGGCGAGCCCGTGCCGCAAGACGATCCCGACAACGCGCCAGTGCGCGAGCCGGGCGACGATGACGAGGGCAGCGGTGCTACCGCTCGGCCCGCGCGTCGCCGTTAAGCGTGGCATTGGCGAACGTGTACGTCCGTCCGGTCTTGTCATTCCGGCGCCCGATACGCGCGACTCGTTTTGCGGGGAAATTCTCTCCGTAGGCAGTGCGCATCGCGTTCGCAACAAGCGCTTGCCGCTTGAAGTCAAGGCGGGGCAGCGCATCGTCTATTCGTCGCGCGTCGACTCGTTTCAAGTGGGCGACGATGATGTAGATATCGTCGACGAAAATTCCATCATCGGAGTTATCGAATGACGACAGCGACGACAACTGCCGGCGAAATTATCACTGACGCTTTCCTGTTCGCTGGCATCGGCGATCAGTACAACCCGCTCGACGGCACGACGGCCGCCGCAGCGCTGCGCAATTTGAACGATCTGATCGACAGCGTAAGTACCGAGGAAATGACAATCTTCGGCTACACCGAAGGCACGATCGCGCTCGCTGTCGGCGTCTCCCCGATTCTCGTCGGCCCGGCGCAAGGGCTCGGCGTTCGCCCCGCCAGCGTCGCGGCCGTCTCCATCGTCGACTCGGGCAGCGTCACGCATCCGGTCGCAATCATCGGCCCGCAACAGTACGCCGATATTGTGTATCTGCCGGCGCCTGGACGGCCCGAATCGCTGTACAACGACGGCGGGGCTCCCGTGTCGAATTGGTATCTGTGGCCGAAGCCCGCCTTTGTCGGCGACGTGCTGCACGTATGGTATTGGACACAGATTCCGCAGTTTGCGGCGCCGACGAATTTGCTCGTCTCGCCGCCCGGGTATTCGCTGTTCCTGAAAACGTCACTCGGCGCGCTCGTCGCGGCGATGAACGGCCGCACGCTCACGCCCGACAATCAGAAGATCATGCGCGCGGCGCGCAACAATGCGCGGCGCCTGTCGAATCAGCCCAAAGTGTTGCACCTTGACGTGCCGATGCCGAGCGCGCCCTGGTTCAACATTTACACTGGAGGTCCGCTGTAATGCTGTCGAGCAATCTACCGTTTCGCCCGATTCAAGATATCGTCGTCTGTCGCAAGGATCACACCGAGCGATTGACGGCCGCCGGCTTGCTGATTCCGCACGTCAACGATCCAGACCGGCAGGAAAGCGACGAGCGCGACGTAGCCGAAGTGCTCGGCGCGGGCGAAGGCAAGCTCCTGGCCGATGGGAAGCGCCGGCCTATGAGCGTGCACGTCGGCGATCGCATCATCTTCGGGCGCAACAAAGGCCAATCGATCCGGCTGAACGAGCTGGACTATTGCGTGTTGCGCGAGGAACATATTATCGGACGCCTTACCGGCGACGGCTTCGAACCGCTGAACGGCGTTATCGCGGCGCAGCCGATCCGCGAGGAAAGGGAGCTTGATTCCGGCGTGATTCTCCCGCAGTCGGTCGACGATCGCGACGAAGCAATCGTCGTCGCGGTCGGCCCCGGCGATATCGGCGACGATGGCGAGCTGGAGCCGACGACGGTGCGCGTCGGCGATCGCATCCTGTACAACGTTCGCATGGGCGAGCCGTTCCGCCACGGCGAGCGCGAGCTTGTCGCGATGCGCGAAAAGCATATCGTGTGTGTCGTGGAGCGTGCCGACGATGCCTGACGGCGCACAAATCGTCCCGCTGTTCGGCACCGGCTTTTTCCGCAAGTCGGCGAACGTCGTCGCGCAAACGCTCGTCAATATGTACCGGGAGCCGCAACAGCCGACGCCTGACGGCACGCCGATGGCGTTCTATGGCACCGTTGGCAAGACGCTGTTCGCCGCGATCGGCGCGCTGCCGTCGCGCGGCGCTCGGCAAGTCGGGCCGTTCTTTTTCTTTTCGGTGCACGGTAACACGCTCTACTCGATCAATTCGGTCGGCATCTATACGCCGATCTTCCCGGCGCTGCTATCGTCGAACGGCCGCGTCGATATGACGGATAACGGATCGCAATTGCTGATCGTCGACGGGCTCGCCGGCTACGTGTACACGCTGGCGACGGGCATTTTGCAACGCATCCTAGACCCCGACTTTCCGATTCATCCAACAACGTGCACGACGCTAGGCGGCTACGGCATCGTCGACAACAACGATGCGCGCGTCGGTCAATTCAATTGGTCGTCGCAGTACGATTATTCGACGTGGGACGGGCTGGACTTCGCCAACGCCGAAGGCAATCCCGATCCGCTCGTGCGCGTGTTCGCCAATGCCGGCGACTTGTATCTGTTCGGCACCGTCTCGACGGAAGTATGGTCGCTATCGGGCGACGCCGCGATTTTCCGGCGCGTTGGCGGCGCCGCGATGGAATGGGGGCTCGCCGCCGTTTGGTCGCTCGACAAATTCTCCGATACGGCGCTCGTGTTCCTTGGCAAAAACAAGCTCGGACAAGTGCAGCCGATTCAAGTCGTCGGATACAACACGAAGATTCTCGTTGATCTATCCGTGCCGAGCGGCCCTGATGTTGCCAACGATATCAATTCGCGCGTGCCGGCGAGCGCGACGGGCTACGCTTACGTGCGCGATGCGCACACGTTCTATCAGCTCAATTATCCCGATCGCTCGTATCTGTATGACGCGCTTTCGAATTCCTGGCAGCTATCGCAAAGCGGACTGACGCCAGCTCGCGACAACGGCGAAGTGCGCGTCGAAATGTTCGGCGTTCCATATGTCTCCGACTTCGCGAATGGCAATTGGTACGCGCAATCCGATTCGGTCTATACCGACAACGGCAACCCGATCCTTCGCGAAATCACGACGCGGCATTCGATCGCGAATCTCGCGCGCTTCGCGGTCAACGAACTGTTTATCGAATTCGAACCGGGCGTCGGGATCGCGACAGGGCAGGGCTCCGATCCGCAAGCGATGTTGCAATGGTCGAAAGACGGCGGGCAAACCTTCGGCGTCGAAGTGTGGCAGCCGATCGGGCAGATGGGGCAATATCTCAATCGCTGTGTGTGGCGCAATCTCGGCATCGCGCGCGATTGGGTTTTCCGCTTGCGCATTACTGATCCGGTCAACGTCGTCATTATCAACGCCGGGATGATCGTATCGTGATTGTCGATCCCGTCTCGAAACAGCTCGACCAATACACGGGCGGCGACAAGCGCTCGCTGTTGCAGTTGCTTAGTCAACTGCGGCAGGGCGTCAATCACGCCGACGCGAGCTTCACGAGCATTTACAACGTGCTCGATTATGGCGCCGAAGGCGACGGCATAACCGACGACACGGCCGCGTTTCAGGCCGCGCACGATGCTATGTCGGTATTCGGCGGCATCGTGTTTGCGCCGGCCGGCACATACGCGATCGGCGGCACGATCACGTTTTCTAAGCCGATGACATTCATGGGCGTTGGCATCGGCTCGACGATCATCAAGGCGACGGCCGGGACCGGCGACGTATTCCTGATGACGGGAGCGCGGCAGCGCTTGACCGGGTTTCAAATTCAGGCCGGCGTGCCGCAGACAGCCGACGCTTATGTTCACTACTCCAGTACAGCGTCAGGGCAGATGATCGACCATTTTTATTTGGACGGTTGGTTTCGCGGAATTTTGTGGGACGGCATCGCGAGGCTCTACGCTGATCGTGGGTACTTGTTTAACGGAGTAACTAACACCGGGAATGGCGTCTTAATAAATGCCGGGAACGATTTTCGTCTTGCGTTTCTCTCTATGGACGGCCCCGCCGCGCAGTTGTCGCAGACCGGGATAGGAATGTCGATACAGAACGCAACGAATGTCATCGTGCAGAGCTGCGTCATCTTGCATCATACGAACGGCATTGCATCGACGCCGGGCAATGGGCAAGCGCTACTGAATGTGGAGATTTTGGATTGCTTGATTGACGGCAGCGGCACGCGCGGCTTGATCTTGCGGCCCGTTGTCGGTTCAACCGGATCGATCGCGCGCGTCCGAGTCGCCAATAGCACGTTCTCCAATGCGATCACGCAACACGGCATCATTCTCGACTCGCGCGGCGGCACGATGAATAGCGTCGACGTTGTTAATTGCCAATGCTTAAACAACGTGCTCGACGGGATACAAATACTAGGCATCGGCAACGCCAAGGACATTCAAGTGCTTGGCGGCCAATACTCAAACAATCGCGACGGCATCCGAATCGGCGATGGCGTAACAGGCGTAACCGATTTTTCAGTGATCGGCATTCGCGGCAACGGAAACACCGGATACGCCGTGAACGTCAGCATCGCCGCGTGCACGAATTATCGCGTGGTCGACAACGATGGTCGCGGCAATGGCATAGCAAACATTTTCGACGCTGGCGTGGCGCCTAAAGTCGTGGCGAATAACCTATGACGCTCGCGCTATTCGATCAGACGCTAGACCTTGGTGCGGACCTGAACACGCTCGTCGTCGACGCTGCGCAGCCGCACGGCTTCCGCTTCGGGCTCGGCGGCATGACGCGGATCGCGGAGGTCATCGCTCCTGGCGGCACGTCGACGATCAGCTTCGCGTCGATTCCCGCGACGTTCCGCCACTTGCTGATGTTGTACATGGGGCAGGATACGAACGCTGGCGGCGCTGGCGTGTTCGATATGCACGTCAAAATCAACGGCGATGCGGTAGCGGCGAATTACACGAATTCGCAGCAAGTCGCCGGCAGTGGCGCCGCCGCGTCGGCCGCCTCACAAGCCCCGAGCGTGCTAGGTGCGATATGCGGCGTGTTGGGCGGCACCGTGGGTAGCGCGCTCGCTGTCGGCGGCGGAGCTGTGTTCCTGCCGGGTTACGCCAACACTTCAATTGCGAAGTTTGGTATCGAGCTGTCGGGCGCGGCAAACCTTACCGCTGGCGCCGTCATCGTCGAAGCGCGCTGCTTTTCGTACAAGTCGCTCGCCGCGATCAATGCGTTACTGTGGACGGCCGGCGGCACTAACTTTGCGGCCGGATCGCAATTTACCCTGTTCGGGATTCAATGATGGCGACGCTCGCCGATCTGTTGAAGCCGCAGTACACGCCTGGATTCGGCGCCGGCCCGGCGACCGGGATCGATCCCGCTGTCGCGGCGCAGTTGTTTCAGTACGTCGGCAAGAGCGACGCCGATACAGCTCTGCTCGATCCCAAGGTGAAACAACAACTGATCGATGCCGGTTTGCTGCAATCGATCACGGAAGGCGGCGCCGAAGGCGGCGACGCGCAACAATTCTATGAACTCGGAGCCAACGCGCCGACGAATTTTTCCGGCCACATTTCCAGAATCGACAATACTCCCGAAGCGCAGCGCCTTGTGAGCCCGACGCAAGTGCAGGGCATGGGCGAAAAACTGTTCAATCCGAACATGGTTGTCCACGATCCAATGTTCGGCGACTTGACGATGCAGGGCAACGTCGATCCGAACGAATCGACGTTCAGCAAAATCGGTTGGAAAGTCGGATCGATGGCGCCCGCGATTCTCGCCACGGTTATGTCGAGCGGAATGATGGCGCCCATGCTCTCGGAAATGGCCGGCTCGGGCGGCGCGACAGCAGGCGCGATGATCGGCGGGCAGACGCTATCCGACATTGCCGGCGGCGCGATCGCGCAAGGCGGGGCGGCGACGGCCGGCGATTTGCTATCCGGCTTGCCATCGTGGGTTACATCGCAAGTGCCTGGAGCTGTGCGCGGCGGCATTACGCAGCTCGGCACGGGCGACGGCAAATTCAATCCGCTCGGCACGCTAATGTCTCTCGGCAGCGCGGGGCTAGGGCAGCTCGGCGTGCCGTCGTGGTTGACGCCGGCACTCGCCGCAGCAATGAAAGCGAACAAAAACCCGATCGGCGCGGCGACTTCGCTCGCGTCGATCTTCGGAAGGGGCGGACAATGAGTGACGGCAGCGGCGGCTTCCTGAACGGCATCGATCTAAGCCACATGAGCGATCAGGATTGGTCCGACTTCATGAACAAAATTAACACGCCGAATCTCGATCTAAGCGGCGGCGGCACGTTCGGCATGGGCGATCGAGGTCTAGGCACAACGGACCCGAGCTTGTCGGACGGCACGGGCACGCTATCGCCGGATGAAATTTCATTGCTCAATGCCGGCGGCGTCGGTTTCCAGAACGGGCCGGGAGCTGTGCAGCCAGCAAGCGGCGGGCTCGGCTCGATCCTGAAAGCGCTCGGGCTCGGCGACGGTAGCGGCGGAATGAATATCCCGATGCTGTTGTCACTGCTCGCCGCTGGAGCTGGCGGTTTGATGAATAAAAGCGCAACGTCGAAAGCGACCGATCAAATCCTGTCGTCGATCAAGGATGCGAACACGCAAGCGACGAACATACTCGGCCCCGGCGGCGGCGCGCAGCAAGCATTGCAGCCGTACCTTACCGGCGGAGCTGCGGCATTCGGCAACGCCGGCAACATGATCTACAAACCGGCGGGCTCGCAATTCAGCGGGCCGGTCAATGCTCGTGTCAATCTGCCGCCGGTTTCGCTGGCGTCAATCATGCGCGCTTCGGCGCTGCCGAAGGGGAGGTAAAACATGGCAACCCTGAACAACATTTATCAGAACGCCGGCACCGGCGTTGGCGCGCGCGGCGGAAACGTCTTGCAAACGTACACCGATCCGCGCGTTGCAGCGCTGTCGCCGGCAATGGCGAACATGGACCCGTCGCAGAAATATCTTTACGCGATGGCGAACAGGATCGCGCCGACACAACTCGGGCTCAATGCCGGGCAGATTTACGATGCAGAGCAGGGGTTGGCCGGCTATCACATGGACAAAAATACCGGGCAGATTTTCGACATGAACAATCAGCCGGTCGCGCCCGGCTCGACGCTCGGGACCATGAATACGAATCTCGGCGGCACCGGGCAGATCGGAAGCGAAGCCGACAGCGCTTGGCGTCTCGGGCAAGCTGGCACGTACGATCCGACGCAATTCGCTCCGCCGCAAGACTTCGGGCTCCCTGGCACGCCGGGGCAACGTGGCGGCGGGCTCGGCGGCGGCATGGGCGGGCCGCAAACGCTCGGCCCCGCGAATAACGGTGCGGGCGCTGGCGGTCCCGGCAACGGTGCCGGCGTCGGCACGCTCGACACAAACGGAACGAGCTTCGCAACGCCCGGCGGCAGCGATCCTAACAACCCGTATGCCGTCGCGAATTATCTCGATCCATCGATGGGCTTTCAGATGAATCAAGGCTTGCGCGCGCTCGGCTCCAGCGCAGCGGCCGGCGGGCAGACGTTCAGCGGGAACACGTTGAAGGATATTCTCGGATACTCGCAAGGGCTCGCGTCGACCGATTACAACAACGCATTCAATCGCTCGCAAGCCGATCGTTCGTTTAACTACGGCGTGTCAAAAGACAATCAGACGATCCCATTCGGGCAGGAAATGCAACTCGCCGGGCTCGGGATGCAAGGCAACGCGATCAACGCCGACTTGGCGAAGTCGCTTGCCGGCCTGATATCCGGCAACACGATCGCGGGCGGGCAAGCTGCGGGCGCCGGCACGATCGGCGGCAACAACGCGATCACGCAAATGCTGTCGAGCATCTTCGGCAATTTGCAGAGCAATCAAACGCTGCAACAAATTCTCGCGCGAGCTGGCGGCACGCCGGCCGCGTCGA